CATAAGGATCCAACCACATTCTGTCACCATTAACATGCAAAGTCTGTTCGACTTGCTGAGAAGTCATTGTAGATCCTTCAATTTGCATGGTGCCATTTACATGAAGGGTATACTGAGGATCTGCTCTGTTAATACCAACGTTAGACAATCTATAGATGTCATTGCCGTTAGATGCTTCAGTCCATCTTGAGGTAACAAACTCTTGGTTGTTCTGGAAGAACTGACCATTCAAGTTCATGTCACCCTGAACATTCAGGAAGTAATTACGAGCAGTGTTGTTGGTTGGGTCAGTTCCAGAAGTAGAATTAGTATTAATTGAAACTCTGTTATCACCCTTAACTAATAATCCAGGAGTTCCGTTCCAAGATGTTCCACCATTGTTGGTAGATGCGGTAATCTCAAATGCGTTGCTATGTCCGATCTGGTTACCAATTCTGAAGTTTCTCTGACTAGAGGCACCACGGAAGTAAATTGGAGCACCAGAGTTGTCATTGTCACTATCGATGGTTAGTGAAGTCTGGAAGAAACCAGTACCATTAACTTCAAGAGTATAATTTGGTTCGCGGTTAATACCAACACCCATCTTTCTGGATGCAAGAATGTCACCAACAACACGGAGATACAGTTCTGATTCTGTTCCTAGGAAAGTAAATCCTTCACCATAGTTGGAACTTGGTGATTGACTATCTAGATGACTATATCTAAGTGTTCCGTTTTGGGAAGTATCATTTGGTCTAGTAGTAAATCTAATTCTTGCACCATCGGTGCCACTAGCTCCACCAGATGTATTTGTTCTGACGTAGATACCATCATCACCTTTAACATCTAAATTAGCAATTGGGTTAGTGCTAGCGTTAATACCAACACGATCAGTAGATACATCGACGAACAATGTGTCACTATCAACTGCGAAGTCATTAGTAACAGATAAAGTATTCTGGAATGTCGAAGCATTAGAAACTGTTAGGGAACCACCACTGATAGTGAGGTTACCAGTCATGGTATCGCCTGCCTTCAGAACGTTTTCTGAAGCAGCACCAGTTAGAGATCCTGTGATTGTTCCAGCACTGAAGTTACCAGAACCGTCTCTCTTGACAGCAGTATTTGCAATGTTTGAAGACTGGAACTGAATGTTACCATTGTTCCAGATGGTGTTACCATTAATGGTAAATCCATTAGCGTTGATTACCTGAGCATTCAGAGTACCAGAACCATCTGTTGCATTACCACCAGTTGCTACGAGAGCAACGTTGTAGTTTGCTGCTTGTACAGAAGAGTTGAGGTAGATGCCAGGAGAAGAAGCAACGCCGTCTTTTCTGCCAAGTCTAAGGTTACCTGTACCACCATCACTTTCTAGTGTTGCAACCTGAATAGTATTGGCATCATTGATGTAATACTCATCAAACAGTTCGTTGATTGCTGCAGTACCAATCTTAATAGCGCCACCTTGAGCAGTGAAACTACCGCTGGTCAATCTACCAGTGATGACAGTAAAATCTTCAGTTGCGTCTGCTACGTTATTTGTAGTGATATTGTCAATTGCAATCTCACCAGTGGACTGATCCTGAGCGTTGTATAGGAATACATTTGTGCCAGGAACGAATGGTGTAGTGGTTAAGATCTTACCAGCAATATAGATGTTGTAGGAAGGATCACCATTGTAACTCTTGATTGCAATGTCATCTCTAAAGATAGAGGAAGACATGAAACCAGGAATTCTGTTATCAGAGAGTTGTCCGTAGTTGATATTACGAGCACTCTGATACCAAGTACCTTGTCTACCATCCAATCTATCAGCGTCGAGACCAGATCCAACACCGTCATTAAGAGAAGACCAGATCTTCGCCCAAGAACCGAATGCAGTAACACCTGTACCTGATCCACGGAGATACATGTTATCATTGTCGGTGAATGCAAGTTGTCTTACACCACCCTCAGCAGTTAGACCCTGACCTTTATTTCTAATGGTCAATACAAGGTGCTGAGTTCCACCATCAAACAGACTATCAGCGTTGTTGTTAATTGTGTTAGCAACAATACCTTCAGAGAAATTGTTTGGAGTTGGTGAGGATGTTGGGTTGTTAGTACCAGTGATTAGTTTAATGGTATCAGTAGATCTACCACTAATATCAATACTGTATGTACCACTTAGTCTATCTGGGTTGAGTGTACCAGCGTTTATGTTAGTAGCATTTCTGTAGAAAGATCCTTGTGCGCCATCGAGAAGGTCAGCGTCAAGACCTGAACCTTGACCTGTCTTCAGGGTAACAGAACCATTACCAGATACACCAATATCAAATTGAGACTTTTTAAGTCTTACGACACCAATTGTACCAAAGAGGTCACTAGAAACAGTTAGGTCAGAAACTCTCTGAACGTCTAGAGCTACGTTTGCATACTGTCTATTAACAGTAGAAATCTTAACTGCAAGAACCAGATTAGAGCCAGGTCCAAGTGCTGCAGGAGCAGCAGTTACAGAGAAGTCTCCACCAGAGTATCCAGTACCACTATCTGTAACAGCGATAGCAGTTACTGCTCCACCAGAAACTGTAAAGTTTGCTCTCAGTCCTGTTCCGTTTACACCTGTAGGAGAATTGATATCAACATCAAAGTATTGACCATCTGTAAATCCATTACCACCAGCTACGATAATAATGCTATCAACAAAATTACCTTGGGTGTAACTAGATTCAAATACCATTGGAGAACCGCCACGTTCAAATTCAATGATCGTGCCAGCAGCAATGTTTTGTGTAATTGGATTGTTGAGTGAAATAGTTGTACCACCCAACTGTGCGTCAGTGATAACACCTGTGATGTTAGTATTCGCTTGGATACCAACTACAGTGTTCTTGACTTCATGACCGACAAGAACGTCAGAGTTAGTAGCAAATTCTAGTTGAGAACTACCAGAGTTTGCTTGGGATAGTAGTTTTGCAAAGTACCTTGTCTCAGATCCCTTAATAGACTGAACTGCAAGTGCAAAGTTCTGGTCACCACGTAGGAATGTGAAGGAGTTTGCAGCACCACCAGATGCCAATCTATCCGTTTCAATAACACCAGAAGTAATATCTGTAGCAGCAATCTGGTTAGAAGATAGAGATACCCAGTTATTATTATTGTTAGAAGATGTGTTGACAACTCTAGTAATATCAATAGTTACTGGTGGAATATCACTACTATCAAATGTATCAGTATCTGCAATAAGAATTCTGTTTACAACATCACCATACAGTCTGCTTTCAATGAATGCAGTTGCTGTTGCTCCTGTACCAGCTCCTGAAGGACCAGCAATATTGACAGTAGGAGCAGATGTATAACCCTTACCACCCTTGAGACCGTTGAACTCAACGATCGTAATAGTAACAACTTCTCCATTAGCGATTGTAGTTGTTGCAGCACAAGAGATAGCACCAAGACCAGGATTACCACCAGCAAATGTAACTGCAGGTGGTGAGGTATATCCAGATCCACCATCGGTGATATTGATACGATGTACTACACCAGTTCTATATTCAGTTGCTTGAATTCTACCACCAGAGACGCTACCAGTGAAGATGTCACCAAGAGTAAACTGAACTGTTGGATCAACATCAAATGCTAGGAACTGACTGTCTAGATCATTGTTTAGAATGAATGATGTTGATGTATCCTGTTGGATTGCAATGTCACCAGCAAGTGCGCCTTCAATAGCAAGTCTTTCTGTTTGGTTTGCAACAGTGTAGACTTCAAATGGTCTGAGTGCTGGGATTTGGTCGATAGAAATCTTACCACTATCAGTAAGTTCAACCAGTGCTCTAGGAACAGCGTTCGTGGAGTATGGTTTGTTGATGTATGGACCGAGGTTGTTAGTGATGTAATCTCTAACTGCCTTCTGAGTAGGTAGGACAGAGTTGCTAGAGTTAGCACCACCAAGTGTATTGTCAGCAGAGAAACCAGTAACAACAACGTCGCCACCTTTCAGTTTCAAGAATTCAACTTCAGAGATGGTAACCGTACCAGTAAAGGTAATCGAACCAGTTCTGTTTTCGATCTTAGCGAATGTACCAACTTTAAAGTCACCAAGTTCGTCAGTACCAGAGACATAAACACGACCGTAGTTCTCAGATACCTGCTCTCTTGATTCGTCTTTAGTACCACCGTTTTCTGGTAGTGCATTGTAAGTAGTACCAGAACCTGCAAATTCCCAAGTGTGGGAAGAAGAGTTAACAATAGATGGTCTGTGTAGTTTGATCGTAGCACCAACGATGTTTCCGATTGGAACTGGATTACCAGTAGACAGATCAGTCAGATCCATTGGTTGACCTAGACCACTATCAATGGTTAGGTCTGCACTATTGTCAACAGCAACAGGTCCAATACTATCGATAAAGTATTCAATATTTTCATCAGTATTTCTAAAACCGTCAATCTTAACGATATAGTGTTCTAGTGGTTCTCTACCAAGACCAGAGATACTAATGATTGTTCTACCAGCAGGTGTGGAAGATACATTGGCAACAGTTCCTTGGTCAAACTCATAACACTCTCTTCTGAAACCTGTTGCTCTTAGAGCATCTAGACCAAAGTTTGTAGCAGAGTTTGTGATAGATGCATAACCACCAGTTTCACAAAGGACACCATCAGCACAGAAAATAACGAAGACAGAAACCAACTGAGTATAACCATCTTCAATAACCTTATAACCAGTACCACCTTCAGAAACAATCGTGAAGGCAGATGCAACCATCGACTTACCCTGATTAGGGAAGGTAGCAGAACCATCAAGTTCTAGACCAGGGAAAGGACAGTTAGGTTGCTTAACTTTAGAACCATCAATCAGAGCACCACTACCACCTTTCTTGGAGATAACAGAAGAGTTCTGAGTGTATGGAGATGCTTCAATGATTGGATAGTCATCGTAGTCAGAACGAACTGCCATCCTTGTGCCAAGTTCATCCGTGATGTAACTATCAGGATAATTGATAATTGAAGCGTAATCAAATAGAGTTCCAGAATTTTTAGCTGTTGCGCCAGGAACAACTGTTCCATCTAGAATATCTTCTAGAAGTGCAAATAAAGTAGTAAGAGTTGCTTCTACATTTGCACAAGATGGATTTGCACTATCCTCAAGAATACTCCAGTCAGTAAACTGAGGGATTGGGGAAGTTGTTGCTACTGGTGCATAGATTAGTTTTGTTCCATCTGCTAGAGCAGATACAAACGTATGTGCATCTGTATTAGATCCAGCAGCACCAACATTACAACTGATAGTAGTGCTACCACCAGAGGAAGATACATTAGTGATTAAGAAACTTTGTCCAAAGTTTGCGTCTCTTCTGTATGGACTTTCGTCATTACCACCACCAGAATGAGCACAACTGTAAGTAATTGCACCTTCAGCAAAAGCAACTCTGTCAGAGTTTGCAACAGGAGCAGTTGCAGGATCAGCAAAAGTTACTGTCAATGCTCCAGTGCTAGGATTGTAAGTAGATCCTGTTGGTGTTACAGTTCCGACGTTACCATCAGACCAGTTACGCATTGCTGCAATTGCAAGATCTCTTACTTGCTCATATGCATAAATTGTTTGTGCTAGATAAGCAGCATCAATTCCTGTTAGTGCCGCACCTGTGAAATATGCTTCAGCAGATGTTACAGTTCCTTTGTTGCCTCCAAGGCATAGGTCTCTAACTACAGAGTTTAGAATGATACCAATATCTCTACGACATTTTCTCTCATCTACATTGGAAAGACCTAGTGCTGGATATTGTACAAGTGTATTTAAATACGCTTGATCAGCAATAAGATCTTTGTTCTTAGAAATTAGATATGCAGCATCTAGATATGTTCCAGATGTGTTGTTAGAGATGACATCTACCCAAAGATATGCTAGAGTATCAATAGCAGATCTTACATCGTCGCAAGCAGCTCCACTAGCGTTTGCAGAACCATCTGCATTTAGGAGTGCTGTAGTGTTGATAACACTAGGATCGAAGTATCTATCTAGTGTAGAATATCTTGGTACATATAGAGGATCAGCAGTTGTTCTGTTCTTAATCCTCCAGTTACACATAGCATAGATTGCTAGTTCTCTAGCATATTCAAATGCACGGACATTCTGTGCAATTTCATCTTCAATATATGCTACTTCACCACCAACAATATATTTTGTTGCAGCAGTTAGAACGTTAGAGTTAGTACCAAATTCTAAGTCTCTTACAATTGCATTCAGGAAGTGAACAACGTCCTCACGGCATTGATCATCACTGGTTGGAATGGAGAAACTAGGATAGATTTTTTGACCACCATCACATTGGAGAAGCATGTTCTCAATTTTGATTGTGTCATCTTCTGCTAGTGCTGGACCAGCAAAAGCACTATCTAGGGTTACAGTTGCAACGCCAGTAACTACGTTGTCCCAAGTAAATCCAGTTACATTTCTAGTAGCACTACCAAACGTTACAGTACCACCACTAACCCATGTGTGAGTGCCACCTACGTTAGGATTAGCACCTAGGTAGATGTCGAATGATGTGCCAGAGATGTTGTATGCAGAGTAATAGTATTTTGCAAACTCTGCATTGATGATACCTACAACTTCATCTGCAATAAAGTCTCTGTTATTACGGATGAGTTGACATGCGTCTTGGAATCTTCTCTCTACTGGTGTGGCGAGAGGGAATTTGTTTGGAGAGTTAAGTAGGGATAGAGTTACAGACTTGGAGTAACTTCTAACAACAGCATTTTGACCTGGATCAAAATTAGCATCTGTCATTCCTGCAATTTTCTTAGGAATAACAAAACGTCTAGCACGACCGTCAGCATCTTCCAGAACTTTATAAATTCTTTGCTTACCATTCAGGTAAGAAATATCTGGAGTATTTGCTGTAGGAAGACCAGAGATTTCAATCTCCTGACCTTCTTTTAAATCGTGAGTGTTTGTTCTACCAACTAGTTCACTGGTATAGAATACGACACCACCAAGGTCTTCTGCATTACCAAACTGTGCATCTTGGAAACCACCAGTTGCAATGCTTGGATCTCCTTGTAAAGAGAAGTCAAGTCTTACAATAGGAATAGTTGAAGTAATATCTTCATCAATAGATACAACCTCACCCTCAGCTCTAATTGATTTTAGAGTAGTGGTATCAAAGGTAAAGAACGTTGCTGTAGCAGCATTAATATTGATTGTTTCTCCAGTTGCAACAGATGTCCAACCAACAGATCCAAAAACAGGAATGACAGTAACATCCCAATATGTTGGAGATCCACCTGTCTCTGGTTGAATACCGAAGATTTGATAATAACCTTGAGTAAAGGAAGAATCATCAGTGTCATCTAGGTAGACATAATCACCACCATTGATGATACCAGTTGGATCATTTGTAGTTCTGAATGCATTAACACCACTTAATTCTGTGATGCTTAGAGATAAAGCAGCATCAGTAGTAATGTTAGTAATATATCTAAATTGTTCACCCTCAACGAAAGAACCTTCTTTTAGTTGAACGTCAACAGTACCCGATAGATATGCATCTGCACCTGTTGTGCTAGCAAAAACAACATTGATAACGTCAGCAGTACCACCAGCAGTACCGATAATTTCAGTTCCTGTTTGTAGTGCTGATAGACCACCATTCTGTTGGAAACCAATTCTAAATTGTTGTGGTCCAAAAATTTGGTGACCGATGTTAAACTGTACACCTTCATCACCATTTGTGTCCTGATCGATGCAAATTCTTTGCTTATCGTCAAAGACCATTGCGAAGTCCCAAGTTGCAACGGAATCACCGTTAGCATCAACTTGGTCTCTATATGTTACACCGATGACATAGTTCTTGTCACCGAATTTGACCATGTGCTTTTGTGGGTTCCTTGGTCTGATAATTACCAGACGAAGGTTGTCACCAACGATAGAAGCATCAGGTGGTAGTGAGATTGGGTTATCTTCTAGATAATCACCACCAGAAACGATAATCGATTCTTTAACGCCAGGTGTTGCCCACGCTAATTGCGCTGCTTTCTTAATTGTACGAACAGGATTAACTGCAGAACGACCATCGTTCAAGTCAGAACCAATCTGTTCAGAAACATAGATACGACCACCAACGTCATTTGTTGCTAGGTTAAGAACGTATTCTGTGGTAGCAATTTTATCAGATCTGTCACCAAGTAGAGGTGTGATAGAGCGAGGGAATTCTCCTGCTTCTCCAGTCTGTTGATACTTATATGCTAGTTGGTCAACAACACGGAAACCAATATGACGAACAGTAACCTCACCAATGGTTACATCACCATCAGTATGAGTTGGGAATACACCTGCTTCGGTTTCACCAGTGTTGAGGATTTGATAAACGTTTTGACCGTTGTATCTGTAAGTATCTTTGAATAATTTTTGTTGTTCAGAAGGCCACTGTGTACCAGTATCATTCTGATATGTCTTAAGTTGAGGACCTCTGAGTTCTAGGTCAGGAGTAACAAAGTTATCAACATCTAGGTTTAGAACTCTCGCCGTATCAGAAATGATAGATGTGGATGTTCTAATAGCACCGTTGATGTCAAGTTCAAAATCAACCGTATCTAGTTCTGCAGTAGCGGAAGCACCAACACCGTTACCACCAGTAATTGTGACAGTAGGAGCACTGGTATAACCACTACCAGGATTGTTGATAGCGATGTTAACAACAGAACCTGCCGATCTAAAAGCAGATGCAAGTGCTTGTACACCACCAGCAGTTTGTGGAGGAGAAATTGTGACAGTAGGATCCTGCGTGTATCCAGAACCACCAGATACAACTGTAATCGTGTTAACTCTTTCTCCCGTTCTGTTAATACCGATACGGGGTAATGAAGTATTAGCGTCTAGCTGTGCTCTAAAAACCTCTTTCTCAAGAGATCCACTACCAGACCTAATGGTAAGTTCATCATTACCGATAAGTTTGGGTTTTGAACCTCTAATGCTTTCCTTATCGGAATTAATGTTAAAACTCATGGTGCTACTGCCCTGACCCGTTTATCCTCAGTTATTATTTAGCATCACTGCCACGCGATACTGACAACCTCTGTTGATGCTGCCCATTTAATTACGTTTGTTGTTCCTGCTCTTACAGTGGTATAACTAAATTTATTCAATGCTCCCAATGGAGTGATATCCCAAGTTTGTCCATCAGGAATATCATCTTTAATTACAGTTGTCATACTTGATAAAACACTGACATTACCACTAGCATCGGCATAAGCAACGCTTTCTATTTTCGCGGAGTATACAACACCTGTTGGGTTAACACCAATAACATGTCCAGTGATAAAACTCATCGTACTAGATGCAATAGCAATTTGAGTTCCTTGAGGATCAAGTGCTAATACAGCAGTGTTTTGTCCACGCAAAATAAAACGTCTAGTATTACTGTCAGTATATTCTGAATTTTTAATTTCTAGACTGTTAAAATCTAATCCATTCCTTAGTTCATCTACAACTACGGTCTTTCCGATAGAAAAACCACCAGTAGAATCAAACTTTTCTAATTGTGTTGCCATTTTACTTCTTAGTGATGGTGGACGTTACAGTAATATTTACCGAATTGCTGGTGGCAACACTAGCACCAACCTCTAGGTTGAGAATAACTGTGTTAGCACCAGAGTAGGTGAATGTAGGAATAATGAGTTGTGCTCCAGTTCTGTTGTTACCATATTCTGTATGATAAACATCAGAACCATTGTCAATGACACCAAATTCAATGAACTCTTTATCACCCGATGTTGGGTTTTCTGCAATAACAATGGTTTTACAACCTGCTTCAAGCGCAGTAGAGTACAAAGTAGAACTTACATTATCAACAGTGTCTTTGATAAGAGTTAGTTTCTCTGTTAGAATTCTAACATCAGAAAGTTCAAACTCTTTGAGATCTCCATCAAAAATCTTGACACCTTGGAAATTACCATTACCAAAGTTTGTATTGAAATACACATCACCTTGGTTGTCAAGTCTTAGGACAGGATCAACATTCAATCCACCAGATAGACCTAGATCAAAATACTGCTTACTTGTATGTAAGAAAGTTCTATCTGCTGCAGTGTTATCTAGTGTTGTTGCTGCCTGATCAATAGTTAACAATGATGCAGTAATTTCAAATTCATCTGTTGTCACAGATCTCAGTGTATCTACACTGTAGAAATCAAGTGCTGTAGTCGTTAACTGTAATGTATTGTTGTTGTCATTGTAGAAATACAGAATATTTTCATTCTGACCAGGAGCAGTTTCTGGAACAATATATGTGTTGCCATCAACGTCTCTGACACCACCAAGACTTGTCCAGTCAGCACCGTTATAACCTTCAAATTGTGTATCAGTTGTATTATATCTGACAGCACCAATTTGTGCGGTTCCTCTATCAGTAGTTCCACCAGAAGGAATAACGATAGATGTTAGAGCATCAACAATAAGTCTCTTACCTAGATTAGGTCTTAAGACTAGATCACTAATGTCAGTTCCAACAACGTTGTCTTTTAGTCTGAGATCAGAGTTAATAACAAGATCTGTTGGACTTGAAGGACCAATTCTTAGTTCGTCAATATCTTCAAACGTTAGTGGTCCAACAGCAGATCCCCAGAAAGTTAGTTCTGCGCTACCATTGTTTACTGCACCAGACGTATGAATTGGTTCGTTACCAGAGGTTCCTGTAGTACCTGCTGCAGTTACTTCATACAGATAGTTCTTCCACTTGAGATATGCACCAACTAGTACAGGTGTATTAGAAGTCCAATCTACAAAGTTTGGAGCAGTAGTGTTTGCAGATCTAATTTTCTTAACTGATCTAAACTCCTGATATGCAGGAGTAAATTTGATGGTATTGATGCCATCATTGATAAACCATAAGGTGTTATCATTAGCACCAACAGTTTCTTCTGCTAGAATATAAGTGTTGCCATCTAGGTCACGAACACCACCAAGAGAAGACCACGTAGTTGTGGTGTTTGAATAACCCTCATATTGGTTAGTTGTTGTATTAAATCTGATAGTACCATCAGTAACTACACCTGCAATTGGTCTGTCTGTTGTAGGACCAGAAGGAATTGTCAAACCACAAACACCATTGATCTTAGCAACTCTAGTTGCTGCTGGTGTAAGTTCTAGGTCCGTTGAAGTTGCAGAACTAATAACATTGTTCTGAACAAACAACAGATCATTAGAGTTAAATTGATTTGTAGTCTTGATATTTCCGCTAGTAGTAATATCACCAGCAGCGTTATCAATTTGAATGGTGGTTCCAATGTTTACATTCGCGTTGACAGCAAATGTGGTTGCTGCCAAAGTAATATTATTATCTCCTGCAGAAGAAGTAATGCTTGATAATGCAGCACTTGTGGTTTCTATAGCAGTAGCAGTTAATTGATTTCCTACAGTAACATCGGTGATGTTTGCGCTAGTTCCTGTTAGACTGAGAGCGTTTAGAATTCCATCAGCAATAGATCCTGAAACAACATCAGTAGTATCAAGAACAGCAACTCTTGCCGAGAAACCACTACCAAAAACTTTAGGATTATTTTGATTAATAGTAATAGTTGCTTCTACACTATCTTCTCCACCAAGATCTTCTGTACCTAGAGAATCGTAATAGTATAGAGTTGGTGTATTGTCAGCAGGTTTGATAGTAACACTACCAACACCAAAAGTAACACCATCAACATAAGATGTTCCTTGGAATGTTAGTACAATAGCACCAGCAGCAAGAGGAACTTTAGATAGAGTTAATGTAGTAGCATTATCTACACTTAGAACAGTAGTTCCTGGAATTAACTGACCGCCAGTATTTGATACTTCAATGATTGTCATTCCAGCGAGAATACCCGCTGTGCTTGCAACTGTAATCTGAGCAGTGCCAGTGCTTAATGTAGTAGCAATATTTGGTACTAGACTTGGTTCATTTGTACCATCTCTGAATGCAGAGAATGCAAAAGCGTGTGGTGCAAGAGAAGTATCACTGGTATCAAAAGTATATGTTGATCCGCTGTATAGTGTAAGATTTGGTGTTAGTTGAGCGCCAGAACCAGTATCAATAAAGTAACGTGACAATACAGCACTTGCAACATCTACAGTGTATGGTGTAGGAGTTCCTGTTGCTGGAACAATGACGGCATTAGTTAGAATACCACCAGAATCTACTAAAATCGATACCGTGTATCCACCTGCCTCAACTACCTCTGCAATTTCAAGATCTGTAGAACCAGTTACACTATCAACATTGACTGTTAAGTTATCTGTTGGTGCAGCACCACCAACTGCGGTTCCAAGAATAGTTAATTGGTCTGCATCCTGATAATTAAATCCACCACCATTATTTGTAATAGTAATAGAAATTACATCACCATTCGCATCTCTAACAACATCAAAAGTTGCACCACTACCATTTCCACCAGAGTGAGAAACGTTGTTGTATGTTTGACTTGCTTGACCTGCTAGTGTGGTTCCCGAGACAAGAGATGCAGCAGTGATAGATCCTGCTCTTTCTTTTACAGATGCACCTACAGTGAAAATACCATCGTTATATGTTGAGGATGCAAAAGTAAGACGTTGTAAAGTTTTTGCAGTTACAGTATATGTAATTGGTTGTACTAAATCTGTTGGATCAACAGATAGAACATCTTCTAGTGTATAACCAATACCACCATCTGATAGACTGAAACTATCAACAACACCAAGATTACCAACTGTGTAGACTAGATCTGTGGTTGGTGTGCCATATGGAGGAGTAAAACTTAATGTAGCACTACCTGCTGTTGTCGGTTGACCTGATAGTAAAAGGGTAGTAGCATCAATAACAGAAGATACAGTAACGTCCGTTCCTAGTACACCTGTACCAGCAGTTTGAGTAACAACAGATCCAGGCGAAATACCTGTGGTGCTAGAAACAGTGATCTCGTCAACTGCGCCAACTGATCTAAACTCAAGAGTAGCAGCACCATCTCCAACAGGATTATCGGATAGAACAATAGTTGTAGCGTTGGTTACAGAGGCAACCGTAGTATTTGGGAATAGAGCACCAACATCATTGACATCTTGGTAAACTTCCATTCCAGCAACAATACCTGCGCTGCTAGCAACAGTAATTGTTGCAGTTGCTGTGCTAAGAGTAGTAGAAATATTCTGTACAATACTCTTAAGAGTTGTAGTAACACCTGTTACTGGGAATGGTAGTCCAATTTCATCTCCTGTTGCATATCCACTTCCTTTTGATTGGAACAAGAAGTTGATAGGAATACCAGGATCATTATCAATGGTGAATGCAAAGTTGGATCCACCGCCATTTCCTAAATCAGAATCATTAGCACCGAGAACTTCACCATTTCCATAACCAGATCCATTATCAGTAATAACAACACTATCAATCGTACTGTTGTATGATAGTGAAGATAGATTGAATACAAATCCAGATCCACCACCAGTGGTAGAAGGATCAGCAGTTACATTATCACCAGTTTTGTATCCAACACCTGCTGCAGAAAAAGCAAATGCTGTTACTACGCCTCCAGCGTCCACTGTGACATCAGCGAGAGCAAATCTACCAAATGTACCACCAGCACCTGTTCCTACGTTCAGTACCGCTTCCATGCCCGTATGGGAGACGCAGTAGTATTCGTAAGCACCAGATCCTGCAACATCAGTAATGATAAGATCTACAAAACCACCAGCAGATCCATAGTTGCCACTTTGAAGGGTAATAAATTCTGCACCAATAAATCCACCACCAGTTAATTGGAAACCAAGCTGATGGGATGCCATCGTAGAATCAGAAACATCAAATCTATATGTGTTTCCTTTTACTAAGTTTAGAGTTGCATCAGCAACACCATCCATCAAGAAGTTAGTTGTACCATTTGCGGTAACAACAAACGTTTGTGTTGGAACGTTAAAAACAGCAACGTTACTATAAACACCTGTGGTATAACCAGTACCAGCGTTACTAATACTACCAGTAATAACAGTGTCACCACTAATTGTGATGTCTGCTTCTGCTCCTGTACCATTTCCGCCAGTAAGAGGAACAGAAGTATATGCTCCTGGTTTGTATCCTGTACCAGCATTTGTAATAGAACCAGTAATTCCTGGCACTTCAAAGTCTACAGTAGCACCTGATCCAGTTCCACTAATAGTTCTAGTAACAATACCAGTGAATACGCCAGCGGAATATCCAGCACCAGCGGATAGTGTACCGTCAAATTCTGTAACAATAAAATCACCAACAGCAGCAGATCCAGATCCTCCTGTTAGGAGAACACCAGTGTAAGATCCAGCGTCATAATTTGATCCAAAATTTAAGAACGTAATGCCATTAGCAGCAACTTTCTCTTGTCTTACAGCAAAGTTCTTATAGAAAAGTAAATTCTCACTGGTAATGTCGAGTAGTTTTTTACTAGACGCGACATATCCAATAGTAGATGCACGTGGTTTGTAGAAACCGAGCGTATTGTCAGTATCAAATGCTAGAGATGGTGCCCCCTGAGTGCCATCTCCTAACTTGATATTACCTGCTGCGAGGTCACTACCACCTGATGTGACGTTAAATATTTGAGTACCGATCTGATTAATTTTCTGCCTTTGAGTTTCAAAGGTATCGGTTCTTGCTACATTAATTGCTGGCATTTTTTACTAACTCTCGTAGTAGGGATTTGATCTCAGAGATTTCATTCTTCAACATATTTATGTCATCTAACGCGGAACTTAGCTGCTTGGATTTACGCCTAGCAGCTATAGCAGAATCGTCAAGATTAATGATGGCACCTGTGGTCTCATCTCTGACGAGACCATCATGCCCTTCAACTTTAATATAACCCATACGCGGAAATTAGAAGGATGCTACAGCGCGAATATCTTGTACTTTAGGAACGTATGCAGGATCCACTGTCTTCATTACAATTTTGACTGCAAATGATGCAAATTCAGGTAGATCTGCTACACTGTACTTAAGTTCTTGATAAGAAGATTGCTTTTCAGTAACACCAGAAATAGTGTTTTCACTAGTAGCAATCTCTAGACCATCAGGAGATCCATCTTCATTAAAGTATACCCAATCAATATCCTCAAAGTTTTCTTGACTGGATGCTCCCTTAAATCTGTAAAGAACTCTTAAGTTAGAGATATCTTTAACATTTGCTGTTAGTCTAACATCAATTGATGTGCCAGGAGAGGCAATACCAACTTCTTTAGTAACGTACTTAGCGATAGAAGAACTATTCTTAGAGGTATCTTCTGCAACAAAGTCAATACCGTCAGTATATGTAATAGAACCAATTTCTAGATAAGAAGATTCGAGATCATCTTGAGTTGGATATTTAACAAAATCACCAACACGGAAGATGTCAGCAGTTTGTTCTGCTGTGACAGCACTTCTTACAAAATTAGCACTATCAACAATTCGTCCTGTGAAATCATCATCAATTGGTTGACTATCAACTCTTACAGTCAATTCTTGAGTTTTGTTATTCCAGATAACAGACTTACCAGTAATTTTGTTATCATAAGTTTCTAGGATAACAGCAGGATTACGAGAGGTGATTGTAGCACCATCTGCAATATCAAAGAATAGTTCAACTGGGTTAGAATCTACAGTGACTGCTGTTAGAGACGCTTGATTTCCTAGAGAAACTGTCTCTCCCTTTTGGAAGAACTGAGATGTCTTAACTCTAACGTATACAACACTACCATTTACACGAGCAATCGTTCCAGATGCTTTAGTAGTTGCACCTTTAATAGTTTGATTTGCTTGTAGTTGTGTTCCACCATTTCCAGCAAGATTAAATTGATAGACAGGGAAGAACTTAATCTTCTGATCTCTTCTACCAAATCTATCTTCTTGACCAGATGCATTTTCAATTCTGCTAGTAGAAGTCTTAACAGTAGCACTGGAAAGATCAATAACAGGAGACAAGTGTGAAACTGTAGAAGAAAGAACCATCTTATATGTCAACGAACGATTTACACTATTAAGAGTTTCGTTAATATCAGAAGCAATCATCTTCTGGTTACTAAAGTAAGTAGGTTCGTTCAAGAAAGTTCTTTCATATTCAGACTGAGAATATGATGCGTAGTTAGTGGTTGAACTATCTACAGGAACTACGTTAGTTGTCTTGACATAGTTTTCTAGTTTTGTACCAGTGAACGACAAATAATTTACTTGTGGATACAGAGTTTCAAACTTTCTATTGTAAGAAGCATAGACAGTTGTTCCACCACCAAATGCATTGCTAGAAGCGTTTGCTGTAGATGTAATATTATAAGTATCAACACCACTATTTGAAATCTTGAATAGATTTGTGTTTAGGATGTCTGCTGTAATACCACCAGTCTCTTGTGCAGTTCTATAGAAGACATAAGATTTTCCACTATCTTCAAAACCATGGTCTCTGTGGTTGACCTTGATAATCTTATTGTTATTCTTGAATAGTTTAGAAGTTGCTTGAGTGTTTGCACTTGCACCAGTTTCAAATGGATTGTTCTGAACTTTCTGATATCCAAGAGAAGCGTTCTTAACAAGAAGTTCTGCTGGTCTTGTAATATCAAATTCAGCACGACGCATAGTGAATTTAAGATCTTCAAAGATATCCTCTGTCCAACTCTCAGTATTTTGAGACTTGAATACAGAACCGAGTGCAGGTTGTGTGGTGATAACAGTGCTGGTAGCAATATCAGTCTCACCCAGTCTAGACGCCCAGAGTTTGTAGTCAGTAGAATCTGTCTCTACAACTAGAGCATACTCAGTATCATTCTGTAGATATACAGGATAGTCAAACTCAAATGGTGTTGGTGTTGTAGAAGCAGTTACTCCATCTACATCTACCGCAACGCCCATTCTTACTGCTGGTGTGTCGATCTCGATAAAGGTTTGGATTTCACATCCACCTGCACCATTACCAATACCTTTGACAACAACAGAAGGTGCTTCTGTATATCCAAAACCAGATAGAGATACTTCAGTGTTATAAACCTTACCACCAGAAACATTTACTGTTGCCGTTGCAGTAGAACCGCCAGGAAGTTGTGGACTTTCTAATGTTAGAATAGCACTGTCATAATTTTGACCAGGATTAGTAACTCTGATATCAGATAGTTTACCACTATCTTTTGCAATAGTAAGTTTTAGATCTGTTCCTCCTGTAGCATTTGCTAGAGTGACAGAAGGAATTACCAAGTCTTCGTTAGGGATAAATGATTTACCGTTATGGTTACTAAGAACAATAGTGTATACCTGTTCGTTTGTCAGACTATATTTACCAGATGCAGTAGCAACTAGTTCTACATTGTTCTTATCAAATACTGCTAGGATAGGACCAGATGCAGCAGAAGAAGCACCAACTACACTTTCATCTTTGTATACAGCAACGTCACCGTTGGTATAACACTTAAGGAATGTATTTGGAGATAGAACTTTTTCAGATCCAGGAACAACATTCTTTCCTGGTTTTTCTGCATCTACATTTGTAATATATGTCTTAACTGGAATATTGCTGCTCTTCTTACTGAAGAAGAGATCAACGCCAGTGATAAAGCATCCACCCTCTAGATTTTCTACCTTGAATGTTTGTGCTAGTGGGTTAGGTCTTACAGGATTGTCAGTGTTGCTTTCAATCAACTGAACACCTTCATTAGATTTGAATGTAGATGGTTTTGTTGATACAATGCTAGCAGGATTTTCTGGTAGAATACCTGTAGCATAATACTTGACTTCAGTGTAACTATCTACATCTGCCTTAGGAGCATTAGTAGAACTAGATGTAAATCTGAATGTCAAGGAACCAGATGTAATAGATACCTCTTCAGCATCTGTATCGTAAGCAACTGTATCTACATCTCCTGTCCAAGTTGCATTTTCTAGAGGTGGGTTGCCTGCTGGTACAATAATTAGACCAGATGCATTACCATATTCATCGGTAGTAATGCCACCATTAAATGCAGATAGAGAGTTACCAGCGATACCTGTAAATCTTAAATCAGGGTTGACCCAACGATCAATGTTTCTACCCTCAAGGAAGACATACATCTTCGTGTTAGGTTTCATTCTTCTGATAACATATCTAACAGGAATGCTTCTTGCAAAGAATGATAGTGCGTTAGATACGATGTTACCTCTTACAGTCTTAGATTGTACACCCTTACCGATGTCATTATTCTGTGGACTGATGTTAGAAGAACTTGCAACAGAAGCAGTCGCTACGGTAGTAGATGCTTGTTGAGAATTATTCTCACCAAGGGAATTGATTGAACTAAATGATGGTGATGTACCAACCCAGTTAACAACGAAAGAGTTGTGAATACTAGAGAATGCCTCTTGTGTATCCTCTTTTGCCAAGAAGATATTGAACAAACTTGTATTGGTATCTACAACTAGTGGTTCTTCAGTTTGATCATACCATTGATCGATTGATGGAGATAGTTCACCATCACCAACATATTGAAGGACAACAAATGGGTTTGGATTGATTTCTTTAGATGCTGAGGAGTTACCAAGTAAATCTAAAGAAGAATATGGTAGAGATACGATATCATTGGTTTTCTTATAACCAGATACTGCTCTTTGATCTTCTCTAGTATTAACTTCAACTAGTTTAATGCTATCTTCTTTAGACTGTGGACGTAGTACAGACTGCTGAGGATCAACTGCACAAATATAGTCAAGAGAAGTCAAGTTACCAACTGAATGTGCTTCAAAGTTATCAACAAAGAAACCAGACTTAAATCTGTCTAGACCTACACTGTCCTTGACTTGCATATTCAGAGCTTGTTGCTCCAGAATGCTGAGTGTGGTATAATATTCAAGACGTTCAATGCGTTTCTCCAGTTTACCAATATCACGCATGGTGTAGCGTCTATTGTCAACAGGGGTAATTCTTACATCTTTGCTTGTCTTAGTATATGCAGGAATATATGCATAGAAAAGAGCAACAGCATCTTCAATTGGGTCTGGCTTTGTTGGGTTCAAAGAAGAGTTACCCTCTTTGACAATGAATTCACCTTTCTTATTGAGGAAGATACCATCAATACGATCTAGATACTGAACCTGACTGAATGAGAATGTATATTCTAATGAGGTATCAGGAGCAGGTGTGCTAGAAACAACAGCACCAGCACCTGCGAAAGATCCTTCAGTTGTTTCTAGTAGAGACTTATCAAGGTAACCTGGAATAATAGCAGTGCTATCTACCTTAGGACGGAAATCAATTACGTTCTTGAGTTCTACGTTGCCTAGTACAGGAGAGTTGAAAGAAGGAATTTCATCTTCAGGGACACCTGCTTCATGCAAGTAACTATCAATGGTTACAAAATCACCTTGAGATTGCTCAAAGTAATCAAATGCAATTACAAGTTGACCGATAGATGCTTCAAATCCTGGTTTGAGAACAACTCTAGAAACATCATATACAGTATCTCTTTGACCGTCATCGAATGTGTAGCGTGTAGTAACGTCTGTACCAGACACTAGGTTACCAGCAGTGTCAACTTCAGGTGGTTGAGATGGTGTGCCCTCATAGACATACCTTAGTTTGAATACATCAGAGTAAGATAGTGTTTCGATAACTTCACTATCATAGTCATTACCTCTCAAAGGAATAACACGGTCACCAGATGCTGTGATAACAATTCTCTTATTTCTTACAGCAGTCTTAAGTCTTGGTTTTGCGTTAGATACTTCTAGAGTTGCAGTCAACTTAAGTTTAGGGAACGAACCATTAGAAGGAATAGTTCCAAAGTAATCTGATGTTAGTTGTAGACTAATAGATCCAGAAGTAAGACCACTAGCAGTGTCAGTAGCAGATGAAATATCTACAGCGTCTTCTGGAATATAAACAATGTCACCTGCAGCAATGTCAGGTGCATCACCTGGATCAAGTACAGTAACGATATAATTTTCTTCAGTGAACCTTGCAAATCTCTGTGTACCAAATGGCAACTGTGCAGCAAACGTAATCGTACCACCAGAGGTAGATGCTGTAGTTACAAAATCTCTACGGAAGTAATATTTGATCTTGGTATCGTCACCACCAGCAGAAATCTTTTCTACTTGCTTGCTACCTGTTGGGAACAACAGTGTACCACCGCTAGTATTTTCTGGTCTTGGTCTGAGACGGACGATACTGGTGTTTGTTACATTGCCAGGAAGTGCCTGATCTAGATAAATTCTGGTCTTGGCAACACCTGCTGCTTGTGTAGCATATTGTACAGTTGCACGAACAAGATTGTTATCTGCATCAGAGAACTGAACAAGGTCACCTTGCTGAACCAAAGCAGAAGCATCAGCACTGAAACTTGTAGATTCTACAAACAT